TTTCGCCGGTATTATGCGGTAAAATGCAATCCGCAGGAGGCAAGATGAAAAAATATTATTTTATCAGTTACAAGTTTATTGAATTGCCGCGGCCACTCATGCCGAATAAGCCCCAGGCAATGGGTGATGTCTGCACCTGCATTGACATCCATCCGTTTGAATGGATGGTGGAGAAACTGAAAGAGGGATTTGCGACGACATTATATTCGTACCAGGAGATCCCGCGGGAGGAATTTAATCTCTTTGTAAAATTATCAGGGAAAAAGGATAAAGTAAATTGATTTGCCGGGTGTGTGGAAAAGAGAAAAAGATTGATGATTTTTCTCGCAACAAGAATATAAAGGGCGGAAGGGCGCATATCTGCAAGGAGTGTGAGCGCCTTCGCGCGAAGGAATATTACAAGAAAAACAGGGACGGTATTCTGAAGCGCCACAAAAAATGGATCGAGGATAACCGTGAGCGCCACAATGAAATAGTGTATGAAAGCCTGGTGCGGCATGGGAAGATACAGCGGCCAGGATATTTTAAAAACAGAGGGAAGAATGAAAAAAGTAATCGTGTTTAACTGGATGTGGTATCGGGTGGTTAGGTATTTAGTCCCGGTAAAAAGCGCAAAGTATCAGATGATCGACAGATACTACTGGCGTATGCGCGTACAATGGGCGCTGGCTCGGATCTTCGGAGGGGCAAAGGGTGTTATTGCCGGCGATTCAAACGGCGCGGTTCAAGACAACTATAAAACGATGAGCAAGTACGGACAGATCGTATTGAATTGGGCGGTCCCTGGGACAACGGCCCATTCATGGTATGAATTTCTAACCGCATCTCATGGGAAGAAGATACGCATTTTGATGTATTCGGTGAAGCAGATATTCAATCTTGGCGGTAATTATATTCTTCTCGGAATGATAGATTCTGCCAGGGAAGGGTTGAAGTGGATCAGAACATGGTTCCCTGATTCATATAATTGCACGATACCACCGATCATGGGGGATGTCCTTTCGGAAGGATGCAAACTGGCCGGCGTGAAGGGAGAGAGGACATCACCGCTGTATTATCTGGATGGGATCATTAAAGTCAATAAGTTAATACGCGAGTTTTGGGGGTTGAAGTGCATCGATCTTTATATGATTTCGGTGGATGCACATGGAAATCCGAAGCCGCTGCTGCTCCGCGATATGGTTCATTTTTCAGAATTTTCAGTAAATATAATTCAAAAAATATTCGATGCTGTAGTATAATAAAAGTGGCGGGGGACCGGGTGGACAACGGTGAGGATATGGACCCGGCCCCCCTGGTTAGAAGGGTTGAAACAGAATTTAATGCGACATAATATTAATGTCAAGGAAATTAAATGTTTCAACCATTTGTCGTGCCGGAAGCGGACCCGGATCTTGTAAAGTTAGGAATCCATAAAAATACTTTTCCTTACGATTTTGAGCAGATCAGCAGGGATCTCTATGAATACTCGCGGGTGGATGATGAAAGATCATACATGGAGATCGTACGGACGTTTGCGAAGAAGGATCTGTTCTTCCTCATGTATTTCGTCCTTGAGTTGCCAGTTAATGACCCATTTATAATCGCCAGGATCTATGACGCCCAGAAGAATCACCATCTCACAATGGATTTGTGGGCGCGGTTCCACTGGAAATCAACAATTCTCACGTTTGCCCTTCCAATATTCAATCTGATAAACAAGCCGACATCGAGAATCGGGATCTTTTCCCATACGAAAGCAATGGCAAAGGCCCATGTTTTCAAAATCAAACAGGCTCTTGAAGAAAACATAGTTCTCCTGACAGCATTTCAAGATGTCTTTTATCGGTATCCGAAAACACAGGCGCCGAAGTGGTCCGAGGATGCAATATCTGTGAAGCGCAAGGGATCTTTCAACGAGGCATCGGTAGAGCCGGTGGGCCTGATAGAGTTGCCGACTGGGAAGCACTTTACCGAGGCGATCTATGACGACATTATCGACCTTCAGAACGTGGAGACATACGCGCAGCTTGAGAAGGTGAAGAAGTTCTACCGGATGTCATTCGGCATACTGGACCGACATGCCATAAAGCGTGTTGTGGGGACCAGGTATGACTACAAGGACATATACGGCGAGATCAAAAAGCAAAAACGATGGGTGACGAGGGAGTTCCCGGCAGAAGTTGACGAGGAAGGGAAGGCGATGCTCGGCGGAAGGCCGACGATGATGACGCGGGAGGAATTGGATACCCTGTTTGAAGAAATGGGGATTTATGTCTATTGCCTTGATGGAAAAACTAAAATACTAATGGGAGATTATAGTATAAAGAATATAGAAGATATAAGGACCGGAGATTTTGTTATTGGATTATCAAAAGGAGATAAAAATAAAAAAGCAAGATTGGTAAAAACAGAGGTAAAAAGAACATGGATAAAAAGAAAAGCAAAAACAATAAAGATAAAACTTGAAAATGATGATGAAATAATTTGCACACCAGAGCATAAATGGTGGACCGGAAGATGGGATGGAAAGGAGAAAAGAAGGGAGTATTCTCCGGTAAATTTTGGATATGGCAAACTTAATAAACTGTCAAGAGTTCTTGATTTTTCAAAAATAGATAGGGGAAAATATACCGAAAATCAATTGAGGTCATGGGATTATTTGTCTGGATTTTTTGATGGTGAAGGAACGGTATCCGGTGGATCTTTGAATATTTCGCAATCTCACGTGAAGCATCCAGAGATATGTGAAAAAATAGAATCTGTTTTAAATGAATTGGGGATAAAATATAATGAATCAATAAAAACAGAAGAACAGCAAAGGAAATATTCAAGAAATGGATGTGCCTGTAAATCGTATCAACTGAGAGGTGGAAGGCAATTAGCTTTTGAATTTGTTAATATGACAGATTGCGCGAAAAGAAGTCAGATAGTAAATAGATTATTTGAATATAGTAGTAGGATAAACTCAAAAGGCGGAAAGTCAAGAATAAGAATAAAAAGCATAGAAGAATTGGATGAAAGAAATGTATATGCGATTGAAACAGGTACGGGGAATTATATTGCCAATGGGTATGTTTCAAGTAATAGCAGTCAGATGCTTCAGAAGCCGGAAAAGGAATCGAGCCAGAGGTTCAACACGGCATGGCTGTCAAACAGGTGGAGTCATAAGACGAAAAAGCCGAACATGAATATTTATATCCTGGTGGACCCCGCGGGAAAGAAAAAGAAGGAGCATGATTCAACGGTAATGTGGGTTGTCGGAACAGATCCGTACAGGAATTTCTGGTTGTTAGATGGCGTCAGTGACAAGTTGAACCTGGGGGAGAAGTGGGAGAAGTTGCTCGGCCTGGTCAAGAGGTGGGCGCCGCTGCAAATAGGATATGAAGAATACGGTATGCAAGCCGACAAGGAATTTTTTGAACGGATGATGGCACAGGAAGGGGTGTTTTTCTCTATCGAAACGGTGGGAGGAAAGTTATCGAAGATCGACCGAATAAAGAGGCTGATCCCTGATTTCCAGAACGGGAGATGGATCATGCCGGAAACGCTGATATATACCGATGTCAAGGGGGAAACGCGGGATCTGATGTCAGAATATGTGTCAGAGGAATATGAGTTTTTCCCGAACGCGCTCCATGACGACATGATGGATTGCCAGGCCCGGATATACGATCTTCAATTCTTTTTCCCGAAAGAGATAAAGATGATCGAGGTCGTGAGATACGAGGAAGATCCCCTGGACATGAAGAAGGACAGCCGGCGTTCGACCGGATGGATGGCCCAGGGATAAAAGTAATTGACATGAGACATAATCCTTGATATATTTACCGACATGGATGATAGAGTAACGTTAGTCAAAGAGGCGTACAACGAGGCGAGATCCGCGTGGGAAGGATTCATGTCCCTGATGAAAGAGGATTTCGATTTCAAAATGTCGGAACAATGGTCGTCAAAGGATCTGAAGGAGTTGAATGATAAAGGTGTCCCGGCGCTCGTTATAAACCTGATACTGAAAAATATAAATCTGGTGTCTGGATACCAGAGGCAAAATAAGCCAGACATTCGTGTCATACCGATAGAGACATCCGATGAATATACCGCCGAAGTTCTTTCCCGCTGCATAAAGTGGATTATGATGGACCGCAACGGAGATTTCACAGTATCCGATGCCTTTAAGGACGCGATCATCGGAGGTCTTTCGTGGCTTAACCCGTATGTTGATTTTGACCATGACTATCTGAACGGCGACATTATGCTGAAGAAGGAGTCAGGGTTTGGCATTTTACCGGACCCGCATTTCACCGAGAGAGATCTTTCAGATTGTGATTACATAATCCGCCATCGGCGCCTATCGAAAATAAAACTGAAAAAATTATATCCGAAGTACAAGAAAGAAATCGAGGCTCTGACCGGATCTTTTGCCGATGATTCCGGTTTCCGCGAGGATGTGGTTGTACCGTCTGACCGCGGGAATAAGATCATGGTGGTAGAATATTGGTACAGGGATTATGAAACGGCAACCGTTGTCGTAAATACAGTTGATGAAACTGATTCGTACCAATGGAACGATAGCAAGGGAGATCTCAAGATGTTCCTTGATGCCAATCCTTTGTACGTGTCGGCCCAAAAAGAAATTCCGGTGATGAAACTGATAACGATAGTCGGTGACGATCTCATAACCTATGACGGTCCTTCGCCATACGGCGGGGACGATTTCCCGTTCATCCCGATTTTCTGTTTTTATGAGTCAGCCTGTGCCGATTGGGATAAAAAACTGCAAGGGCTTGTCAGGCCACTGAAAGATCTTCAACGTGAAAAGAATAAGCGCCGGTCCCAGGCGATGCAAGCGATCAATACCATGCCGAACGCCGGGTGGTATGCAGAGAAGAACGCGGTTGATGATATTAACGTTCTCAAGGAGTTGGGGGGATCTCAGAAGATTGTCGAGTTGAATCCGGGCAAGATGGGGTCTGTGGCCCCGATACCGCCGCCTCAGATCCCGGCGTCGATCGTGGAGATGGAGAGGATGTTTTCAGAGGATATGACCCTTGTGGGCGCCAATCCTGATCTTCTTGGTCAGATTCTTGAGCGCGGCGCCGCGGGGATCACCATTCAGCTTCGCCAGAAGCAGGGATTGACCGCCATTCAAGAGGTTTTCGATTCTCTTTCCTATTCGCTCCGCACTCTTGGCAGAAGGATGATCAGGTATGTCGTGGAAAATTTCTCTGAGGATAAGATAAAGCGTATTCTCGGTGACGATTATATATACGGCCAGAGGATAAAGGATATTGAAAAGCAGATAAAGGCGGTAGTGCAGCAGCAGATACAGATACCGGATATGCCGGCGCCGGTTGGCGAAGATGATGAGGCCGTGTTCCAGGCTCTTTCACCGGAAGGGAAAGAATTAATGATGGGCCAGAAGCGTGATGAGCAGATGTCGGGTATTGAACAGAGTGTCAATGCACAGATGAAACAACAACAGGATTCTATCCAGGCATTGAAGATGCAGTTGGATGAGGTTCGAGCCGAGGAAAAGGAGTTTTGGGACAATTTCGATAGGATGCGCGATGGAGCGCGGTTCGATTGCGCGGTCGATGAGACTATCAGTTCTCCGACCTATCGGGCGTCCATCCTTTCGATGCTTACTCAGCTTGCTCAATACAAGCAGCCGGTCCCGTTTGAGATGATCCTTGAGTACATGGATCTTCCGAAGTCGGCAAAGGAGAAATGGAAAAACATGGCCGCGGCGCAACAACAGGCTCAGTTGCTACAGGAGTTGGCCGTATCGAATATGCGCGGGGCGATCCCTGGCAATCCCCAAGCTGTTACCGGAGGGACGCCGCTTGAAACTGGAATGAATGTGAACGTATGATAAAGGAATTTGAAAATCTCCGACCGGATTGGAAGGAAGTCATAGACGAGAAGGCGTCAGAAGGATGCGTTCTCGTTGAAGTTTTGACGGAATTGGAGATAAATTATAAAACCCATGCGAAGTTCTCAAAGGATCACCCGGAATATCACGAGGCAATAGAAGATGGACGGATGAAGTGTGAAGCCTGGTGGTATGAGTTCGGGCGCACTCATCTTCTGGAAAAGAAGGTGTTCGATTCGACCGCCTGGATATTCATGATGAAAGCCGCCTTCGGTCTGAGGGAAACGGTTGCCATAGATTCAAAGGGATCTGCGTTGCCGAAGCGCGAGGACGAGGAAGAATTGATAGAACGGTACAAGGCAAAGGAAAAAGTTGTGGAGTCGGTCCAATAGCATTTTAGCGTATAACGCTTAAAATAAAAAATCAAGAAGGGAGTTTTATGGGAGATAATGAACAAACGGGCGTTGAAGAAGTGGTGTCGCCGGCCGCTGATGAGCAAGAAACAGGACAGGTAGACGAGTCCGGTGAAGTCGCTGCTGAAGATACAGCGGCGCAAGAAGAAGGCTTTAAACAAGCCATGCTTGCCGAACGGAGAAAGAGCCAGGCAATGTCTGTGGAATTGGAGTCGGCCAGGAGAGCCGCTTCTTTCTACAAAGACATGGCGATGCAGGGTGGGCGTGAACAGCCGGCCCAGGATCAAGACGAATACCCGACAGCCGGGAAGGTTGATGAGATCGTTAATAAAAAACTGAGCGTGGTGATGCAAGATCAGCGCCGGCGCGAAGTGGAACGAATGGACAATGATGCCAGGGCGAAGTACTCTGATTATGACGAGGTTTTTTTGAAAACGCTCGCCATGACGGAGAAAAACCCCGGCCTTGCCAGGGCGATACTTGAAACTGAAAACCCCGCTGAAACGGCGTATCTGCTTGGAAAAGCTACTCCTGAGTTCGAGCAAGGCGTAAAACAACGGGCGGCTCAAGGAACGGCTAAAAAAATACAGCAGAATCTTCAACGGCCAAAAACATTATCCGATGCCGGGGGAAGCGCACAACCACCGGCGAAGAAGGATTGGTCAAAGGCTACGGATGCGGAAATAGACGCGCACTACAAGAAGATTATGGGTATGGATTAACCGCATGAGTCTCCCGATTAAAAATCAGGAGACAATTTATGGCTACTGGCCTAACTACTACCACTCAAGTTGACCCCGCGATAAATCTATTTTACGATGGGGTTCTTCTTCGTAGGGCGAAAACATATCTCGCCCATCATTTATTCGGGCAGCAGAGGCCCATCGACCAGAAATCCGGTAATACCGCGAAGTTTCGTCGGTATACTAATCTTCCGGTAACGGGCGCTCCGCTGATCGAGGGTGTCACTCCCACCGCATTGCAGATCCAAAAAACCGATTTCACGGTAACGCTGGCTCAGTACGGCGCGTATGTGGAATATTCGGATGTCGTGGATCTCATCAATGAGGACCGGGTTCTGACGGAGATCGCGGGCCTTCTCGGTGATCATGCCGGCGAAACGCTGGATGTCGTTTACCGTGATGTGCTTAATGCAGGGACATCTGTGTTCCTGGCGAACAGCGTGGCGGCAAGGAATAATATCGTTGCCAAAGTCGCTACGGCTGATTTCGACAAAATAAAGCGTTCGCTTGCCAACAATAAAGCGAAGTTTTTCACGATGGGAATAAAGGCGTCTACCGGCGTGGGGACCACTCCGATCCGGGCGTCCTACTACTGCCTGGTTCATCCTGACGTGTCATACGACATAGAAGCTATTTTTGGGACATCATTTACGCACGTTTCAAAATATTCAGATCCTTCTGTGGCGCATGAGAATGAGATCGGATGCTATGGCCCGTTCCGGTTCATCGAAACGACCAATGCCAAGGTATTTGCCGATACGGGCGGATCTCCTTCATCGACCAAATCTACATCAGGTACGGCCAATGACGTTTACAGTATCCTCATCTTCGCCCAGGATGCATACGGCATCACTCCGCTGAAGGGAAAGGCGCTGGAAAACATCGTGAAGCCGATAGGGTCCGGGAACGATCCGCTGAATCAGCGCGGTACGTCCGGGTGGAAAGCCATGACAGCGTGTATTATCCTTAATCAAAACTGGATGTACCGCTACGAAGTGGCCGCGAGCGCATAAGGAGGAATAACATGATAAATTTCAAACAACTTATCGTTGCTGGAACAGGCGCCGCGATCAACGTGCCGATTGGCTTTATGCCTTCGCGGGTTGTGATCACCAATAAGATCCGCGGGACCGAAGTTCTCTGGACGCCCGACATGATTGACGGTGAAGGTATCAAGTATGGCGGCACATCGCTGTTATCGAGTCCCGCCCTGGCAATCGGATCTACGCCGGCGAACCTGGCGACCGGGGCGTTCTCGTTCACCATCGGATCTATGTCGTATACGAAAGCCGCGGTTGCCGCGGGTACGGCCCTGACCGCAACGACCGTACCGCAGAACAAGTACGGCGCATTCGGTCTGCAGATTCCTTCGGGTGGCACGATTGCCGCCCTGGATGCTGCGGCCAATGCGACCGGATATGCGACCGCTGCGCTGGCCCTGGCCGCGTGGAAGGCCGTGGCTCCGTCTGCGTCTAACGTGGCGCTCGGTTGCGTGGTGGTGATAAATACTGGCGGAGCGTTTGTCGGTGCAACGACATCCCTTGCTGCTGCCGGTGTAACCGCTGTGTATTACAGCTACGGTGCCAATAGGCCCGTTGGCCTCATTTCGGCGTATGCCGGAGTGGTGGGGTCCGTGGCTCCTGGTATAACCATCGGGACCGATACCGATCTAAATCAGTCTGGAGATACGCTGATTGTGTCGGCGTGGGGTGAATAAGAAAACCAGCCGGGGGCTTCGGCCCCCGGTATTTTAATTAAGGAGAAGTAAAATGCCGAAAAATTCTGAAGGGTATGATTGGGAAAAGGATCTTGTGACGTTCCTTTTTGTCAATCTTGAGTACAAAGGCGAGGACATGAGCCATAGCGTCAATGGCAGAAATTTCATCATCAAGGATCAGAAGGTGAACACGGCGCCGCGGGCGGTATTCAATGTGCTTAACGATCTTGAGCGCACCGAATACAAGATCAGCGGGGAGAAAGATGATCCGAAAACGATCAAGCCTCAACAGGTGAAGTTGTTTTTCTGCAAGATCATGGAGCCGGAAGAAATCAAGGAAGAATCGAAGAAGAAATCTAAAGTTGTTCAAGACATTCTGAACGAGGATAATATATCTTCTTCTGACAAGGAATAACGAGGATACGCGATGCTTGATATATACAATGCTATCATAATGAACATCTACGGTGATACGCCCCCGGCCCAGGGAGCGATAACCGATCTCTGCGGAAATGCCACAATAAACAATCCGGGGATTATCTCACGGATTTTTCGTCAGATGATGGAGGACCGTGATTGGGAATTTATGAGGCGGGAAGTTGTTGTGGCGATAACAGCTGGCCAGTGCATTGTAAATATCAATGATAGCGTAAAAAACATAATCAGGATCAGGTATCAACAGCCTGACAATTATTTCTCTAAACCGCTGTCTTTCATAACGCTGGATGAGGCGCGGTATACGTTTCCGATCAATCCAGCTGCGCCGGCGTGGACTGCAGATACATATCCTGAGTATTACGCCATGAGGGGCATTCCGATTGTCGGATATGATGAAGTTTCCCTTGAATTATATCCGGTCCCTGGCGTTGCCATGAACATTCTGAAAGAGTATTACAGCTACGGGGCCAATGGCGGGTATGTCCAATGGGTGTTTCTGGATGGAGTCCCGACCGTTACGCCGTATCCAGATGGGATGCGGTTTCTCCGCGAGCCTGTGATTTATTATTCAACCGCGGAATTACTCAAGGTATTGGGCGAGATGAATAAGGCCGCGGTGTTTGAGCAAAGAGGATTGGCGGAATATGATAATTGCCGATACCTGGATTCAAAGATGAAATCTCCTGGGGTCCAGCAGTTGCGATATAAGGGGTGCTGATGCGTACAAATACGTGGTCGAACGAATATCCGTCAGATGAAGAAGTCGTTGCGATAGTGGCGAGTCGGCTCCGCACGTTCAAACAGGATGTACGTGAACGTATAGACGAGGCAATGCCCATAGGGGCAATAATGGAATGGCCGCTTGAAACGGCGCCTGATGGGTTCAAACATTGCAATGCACAATCCTTGGCAGTATCGAGTTATCCGATACTGTTTTCTGTTATTGGTTACTACTTCGGTGGATCGGGAGCAAACTTCAATCTTCCTGATTCGCAAGGCGCTTTCATCCGGTGCTTTCGTAGCGGTAAAACTGGCGTGGATCTGGATGCGGACGCGGCGACATCCTGTACCGGGAATATATCAGGGTCCACCGTTTCATCGGTAACGGGCTTGGCCGGTGTTCCGCGTCTTGGTGCGATGGTAACGGGAACGGGAATACCGACCGGGACATATATCGCAACATTCACCGGATACAGTTCAGCGGGGATACCGACCGGATTTACGCTGACGCAATCATGTACGACCGGGACGAGTATCGCAATAACCATAGATAATAATATCAATGGGTCGATGCAGTATGATGTTAATAAGTCGCACAGCCATGGAGTCAGAGCAAAGGATGTTTTGCCGGGGATGGTTTCTACAGTATTTTCAAAAAATGCAAACCAAAATAATACTGGGGCGTCTGGCGGGAACGAGTCAAGACCAAAGAATACATCAACCATGTATATTATAAGGACGGATACTGTTTAATGGCATCATTCACAAACGCATGGGATGAGACAATTCCTCTTGATAATTCACTGACAGGATTAAGTGAGGCGGGGAAACTGGATGATCTTATCAGGCAATTAAAGCTGGATATTCGTGAGCGCATTACAAAATTCATGCCGCCAGGGATGATAATAAAATGGTCGAGCGAAATTCTTCCATTTGGGTTTAAAGAGCTGAATGGTGAGTCTTTGCTCCGGGCAAATTTTCCGGCATTATTTACTGTTCTTGG